GCAGGTAAATCACCCAGAGTAGTTTGTGCCTCTGTGTAAAGGCGTCCTCCTGGTAAAAATTCTTTTAAAGAATTAGCAACGCTAGTTTGATTAGCATCTTTTTTATAAATATCTGCGTTTGGATTACCACCCAAGATGGTCGCATATAATTTTTCGACACCCATTCCTATTTTATAGCCTCGACCTGCTAACCACTTTTCAACATGTGGTAGTTGTTCTCTGATTGTATATTTACCTATTTTTGCCGGATCGAGACCTGCCTCTCCTCTTTCCGGACCTCCGAACTGAATTAATCCATAGTAGCCGCCGCCCGCTCCTCCCCAGATATTGGGGTTAAAAGAAGATTCTTTATGGATTACCGCGCCTAATTTGTAAGGATCAATTTTTAAACGCTCCGCTGTTTCAAAAACAGCCGCCCGATCTCGTGGATCTAAAACACCAATACGATTAGCCACTACTCCTCGTTTAAATCATCGAATATATCTATATTAGGATCAACAACCACACCGAGTTCGTCGATTACGAATTTAAAGGTACGTTCTCGGCAAACAAGTCGAACGATACGATCCCATAGATATTTTTCGCGCTCTTTACCTTTTAACTCGTGCGCGCTGTTTTTGATCCGAGTAAGTGTGAACTCATCTTCGAGAGTCAGACTGATACTCACGAACTCAGAGCCGTTCATAGCTGACTTGCAGTTATAAACAGTCTAAGTCACAAACCAACAATAAACTATGGTATTATATGATTACCATGCTTTACAGCTCCAGTAGCCAGCAGTAAGCTTAGATTTCTTTTCGTCGCATTTGTGTCGAGCGCGGAAGTTTTTGCGACGCTCCGGATCGTCACTCCTGTTCTCCATATTTGCGTCTCCAAACCGAACTAGCCGCACTTTGTCACCTTCTTTCGCTGCCACGGCAAACTGCTTGCCTCCCTGCACGTCGCGTTTTGGTTTGTTGTAACCTGAGAATAATTCTCCGGCAACGCGGATTTTTCCAGAAGTGCGAGTCTTTGCCACGGGGCTGTAACGGTTAAATACATTCTAGACTTCGAATCCTAAAACAAAAATAAAAAAAGATTTTTTGAGCTTCGAGCTTGCACATCCTGTTTTTCCTGCTAATCTTTTGACGTTGAGATCATCCAACACTCTTCTCGCATGGAATCCCAGAAGCTGCTCACAATTGCACAGACCGCTGAGCTGCTGAATTGCTCTGCCGGCTTCGTACGCAAGCGCATCTCTCTTACCGAGTCTCGTCAGCCCGGTGGCTGGCCTAAAAGCACTTACGTGAACCTGCAGCCCAACGGCGCCAAGTCTTTGTTCAGGATCAATAAGGAAGCCCTACAGGAGTACCTGAAGGGTCAAGAAGAACAGGCTAAAGTAGTTACCGAGACTCCTTGCAGCACTGGTCAGTGCCCTGTTTGAAAAAATGACTTCCTCTAACATCGAACAAATCTTCCAAACTGCTGGTGCAGCGCCAACAGAAGAGTTGATTACCGAGGAAGTCGTTATTGTTAAAGAGGCTAATGTTGACAATCTGATTTACCGGATGGTTGAATTAGCCTCGTATCTTTATCATTTAAACATTCAAGCGCATCTAATTCACTTAAACTACGAAAACTATAATTTTTTAGCTGTCCACAAATTTTTAAAAAAACAATATCAACAACACGTAGAAGACTTTGACACTATTGCAGAATTAATTCGCTCTATGGATTATCTGCTTCCTATGTGTCAAAAAGGACTTTTAAACGCTCACAAAAATTTTAAAACTACAAAAACATACGAACCCGAAGCAAGTCTTGTTCAGTACACAAAAAATTTAGAGGAAGGTGGCTTTCTAGCAAAAGACATATTCAAGTTGGCCCAAGAAGTTGAAGCTCCTGACGTAGAGAACGAGGTTGCCACGGTGGTTGGCCATTTGTTCAAAGGAGCTTGGATGCTCAAAGCAACAATCAGAAAAGGCTCTAAATAAGAGCCCAACCGCCGTTCACTGCAACATAAAGACCGCTAGGACTATCATTTTTGTAAGCGAGTGTTCCTGATTCAGCCGCTGCGGGAAAGCTCCCTGTAAAGATAGTCGCAGAAGGTACTCCAGCAGCACTCACAACACCGGAAGCCAAGTCAGCTCCATCAGCATGTAGTGAGCCTGAAGATAATATGGCGCCAAGAGCACCTGAAGCTAAGATTGCACCGAAAGCACCAGACGCAACAATAGCGCTATTAGCAACGATAGCTCCCGATGCGATTGTTACGTTTGCACTCGCGGCAGCATCAGCAAAAGCAGCGCCAATTTTTTGCCAGCTAGAACCATTCCAAACACTTAAGTAATAAGAAGAAGTAGATGAGTCAACCCACGTCTCACCTACTGAATTACCCGTTTGACCGACAGCACCAACATTAGGAGCCGTGGTTGCGTAGTGAGTACCAGTGACTTTTCTAATATCTCCAGCAGAATCTTTAAAGTAAAGGCCGTTATCTGCGGCAGCAAAATTAATCGCTAGCTCACCGACTTGAACAGTCGTAGGTAACGGCCTATCTGAGGAGTTACCAGAGCGTTTGGATAGAAGAGTAACCGGTGTAGAAGTCATTTAATAAGTACCTCCATTAATTGAAGGGCGGAAAAAAGGAGGAAGCCCTGAACCATCTAAGTAGTCGCCACCATCATAAATAATTAAAGGGCTAATGCCGCTGACCACGGTTCCGTTTAAATAAGTTCCCCCGTCCGCTATAGGTGTATTTTCTGGAGTAACTGGTTGCAGAGGATTAAATTGATCGATGTCAAACATCGAAAATCCGCTAGGCACTAACGGACTGACTCCACCAGATGCCAGTGTGTCAAAATTTAAAACTTTGACCAGTGTCGGATTCATATCCGAATAAAGCATGTGGTCAGGAACACTGTCCTTAGCAGGCGAATACTTCTCCCACCAATTAAGGCTTTGAACTTTAGTTAAAAATTTATTTTGTTTTTCTAAATTTTTATCAAAATATTCTCTATAACGTTCATCTAAAGGTTCGTCAGTTGGTTGAGCTAGATAAGCATCTAGGTAAGAATAATTGGTAAACCTATTTTGCATATCCCACCAAGTTGCATATATATGTTTACAAAATCTTGGTTGGAAATATAAAAGATTAGGATCAGAATAAGAAGAAGCAGCATCGTCTCTATAAGAAGGAAGACCTAAAAGTTGTTTTGTATAAATAAAACCAAAATCGCGAGCAAAGCCTGGAAAGTCTCTTAACTGAACAGGACGATCACCGTCAAAAGTATTAGTACCTGCGTCATAAACACCAGGTTTTAAATCTTGAGGTTGCGTATACGGGTAAGTACGTTGGCCAGAATATTTATAAAGATTAAAATCTTCTCTAGCTAAATAATCAGGGCAGTTACAACCAAACCGCATAGCTGTGGTCAGGTACTCACCCACAGTGGGATTTGAAACAGCAGGTGCAGTGAAACTTTGATCTTCGATGGAAGTCCAACTGGTGTCGGCGGTAACTGAGAGGAAAAGTGTGTCTTGGAAAGGTGCAGGAGTGGGAATTGCTGGACCTCCCGCCTTAGTCCCTACAGCGACTACTGTGTAGTTGTTATACGTGGTTTTTTCGCTACCGTCGGCGGCAAAACGATCAGACAAAACTTCTCCCGTAAAGAATGAGATGGGAGCGCCAAAATTACTAGATAGCTCTACTCCAATAATGTTATTAGCGGTGTCGTAATCAAATACACTCTTAATCGAGTAACCGAAGTCAAGAAAGTTAAAACTATCTCTAGGTCGTATTACGACCATTCGCATACCCATGTCTTGATCAGACGAAGGGTACATATAACAAAGACCAGGAAGTTCTACTCCTCCAGAACCCGCTTGGCCGTTAATTGCGTATCTAAAAGTGTAATTAAGACCAAGCAGAGCCTGGTTAGTGTACTGATAAAGTTCGTATCCTCTTCTCCAGCGCGTCCACATCGACGCATAGTTGTAATCAAAAAGAACACTAAAGTCCTTTAAATTCTGGTCGGGTCTAAATTTATTTTTCCAGGGCATCGGTCGGTTTAACGCCGACTGTTTACTCGCCCCTGTTATTTTATTAAACGAAAAGTCAGATTTTTTGGGTGAGTGGTTATCCCACCCAAAGTAATCTGAGCCTTTACGTCGTTTACTCACAGATCAATAGAAGCCACCTTGAGCCCAAACAGTAATACCTGAAGCACTCAGACCACCAGATTCAGCAACAGGAGAGTCACCTAGGTAACCCACGGCAAGGATGTAACCTTTTTCAAGGTACATTGATTCGTTTGCCCCTAATTCAACTGGTCGGTTTAAGTTGGTGTCACCGACAGCAGGAACAGGAGCGATACTTTTAGGCAGTTCGATGCGCTGAATCAATCCTTCAGTGTCCCCCGAAAGACCGACAGTCACCTTATTGATCAAAAGCGAAGAAGCTGTCGAAGGAGCAGCCTGATTAGGAGCGTAAACGTAAATTCCTAATGCGCAGGCTCGAACCCCACCATCATTGGGATAGCCTTCGTTAGAAACAATAAACAAATCCTCAACAACAGCGGCGTCCTCAGACGGCACATCACCAACGCGAACAAGCTGAACTAAGTCGCTGAAAGAAGGACTAGTAGAGCTTACCGTTGCAGTAGCACTGGTAATCGAAGCGCCCCTCAGAAAAGGACGATCGACCATCATTGGTTGCTTGTTCGTACTTGTGCTAGCCACTGTTTAATTTCGTGATAGTTCTATTTTACTTTACTGAGTAAGCGTTACCTCAGTACCATCAGGTTTAATGTATCCTGTTAATCTGCCAGTAGCGTCGGTAAACACGCGGTAACCCATAGCTTCGGCTTCTTCAACAGTTTTAGGTTGATAAGGTTCCACGGTTATTCGCGTAGGTCCTGGCTCAAACTGTTTAACTGCTTGAGACATTGCCTCTTCTGTACCACGCACAACACTATCGACCTCAGATCTAGAAACATCAGGCGACTCTGGTCGGGGTCCTACAAGAGGATTAAAAGCTTGATTCCTGTCCGGAAACAGATCAGCAGGAAGCCTTCGACGCGAACGACCTTGGAGAGCATCTACAACATCAGTACCAGTTCTAAATACGTCGTACGCAAACTCGATGTAGTCGTCAACCGAGTTAAAGCCAGCGTTTTGAGAAGCGCCAGTTGAATTAGCACCAGAATAGCTCATCGCATAACACCCATGTTTTGACCAAGACGCGCGTCACGAGCAAAATCTTGAGTGCGTTGCAGACGTGGGTACTGAATAGGCCGTGCGGCATCGTTTATATCACCATAACCCTGGTTGAGAGCAAACCTAGCTAAAGGTGTGTTGATAATACGAGCAGCATCAAACTTGGCTGCAGCACTTTCACCTTGACCTTGAGCGTTTGCAGCGTTGTCAGTACCTAAACTAGAACCCAAAGCACTGGTAGTCAAAGATTGACCAGTTTGTTGATTAGCGTTTGGGTTAGTGTTTTGCATACGATTAACTAATTCATAAGCAAGAGTCGGGTTAGCTTCTACCCATTGTTCGAAAGCTTGAGCTTGAGCTGCGTCTTGAGCTGTACCCATAATCGACTCCGTCATTTGACGAAGCGCGCCACTGTCCATCATGCGGACATAATTAGCTCGATCAGTATAGTACTGCTCAATTCCACCACGCTCGGGTGTGTAGTAAGAAGGATCACGGGGTGCCATTGCGCGAGCTATAGCTCCCGCAACAGGCGCTGATTGTTGTAATGCTCCTAAAGCAGTGCTTTGATACTCACCAAGGGCCGCAGACTGCTCAGGGGTGAGACTCTGTGTAGGCGACGCTGTATCAGCGCTTGGTGAAACAACACCAGTACCAGGTGGATTAGGGTCAGGAGCTAACGGAGTCGTAGAAGGGTCGACAACAATTTGTGAAGAAGGTTGTGCCGCGATACCTAAAGAAGTCTCTGCTTGCTCTTGAGGAGTTTTAAGCGCGTCATACAGGTTGGACACACCTACAATGCCAGCGCCCGCACCACCTAACATGAGAGCTTTCTGCTGACCAGGCGTAAGCCTGGAAAACAATTCGCCGAGATTACCAAGCTGTACGCCGCGACCGGCTAAAACGTCAGGCACCCCAGGAGCCTGCATCAAAGGTTGATCACCTAAGACCTGACGAGTCGAGCGAAAGTCAATCTCCTGTTGCCCTTGTGGAATACGAGCGGGAGCGTCGGGAAGATCAACCAAACGCTCAGTTCCAGCAATTCGAGTGGTTTCGACATTCCGGGGAGACGCCATGGACTCCGGCGTGTAAGGCCGACCCCCTATATTTGTTCCTGCAGGGGTGATGCGACCACGGGTGCTTGTTGTTGGTACTAAATTCTGAGAACCAGCAGGAAAACGAAAATCTAGTCCAGGCTGGTAGTTATAAGCACTACTAGAAGGACCTTCAGGAATATTGCTTCGAATCACCGCAGCCAATTCCGGAGCCTGAGCTTCAATAGCATCAGCGACCTGGGCATTTGGGTTAGGGCGCCCAGTAAGAACGCGCATTGGCTCGGGCATACGTGAAGCGCTTGGTGGTGCTCCCCAAGCGGGCTCCGGTGCGCGACGAGTCATGGTAGGCACATCACGTGTGCCAATAATGCCAGTTTTAGGCGCTCGACTAGGAGCAGATTGCGCAGCTTCAGTGAGAACTTTTTTAGCTCCACTAAAACCAAGCATATCAGCTAAGGCTCTAGCAAAAGGCATTAAAACTTCAGCCCTAGGATCGTTAGCTTTAAGTCCCACTGTTGCTCGCTAGTTATTTACTGCAATCAGTTTAGCGCCAATTTGCGCGGAAGTATAACCGATCGGATCTTGATACATCAGGAGGCCCAGGTATAGCCTGAATGAATTCGCCGCCTGAACGTTCGAAACGGTAACGAGAAGCAACAGGATCGCGATAGTTAGGCACATAAAGCATCTGAGCCAGTCGATCACATTCGTAAAGATAATTTTCTCGCCACACGCGAGTCACTTCTCGCTTGTCTTGGATGTTGATAGAACGACTAACATCGCCAAGAATTGTTTCTTGTCGACTCGTGGCGCGACCTGTTGCAAGTTCAGTTAAACGTTCAGCTTCTTCGCAACGCTCAATTTGTTGAACAATTTTGTCGTTATAAAACTCGCTAGGTATACTGTTACATGCTTCTAAAAGACGCGCATAATCACCAGCAGGTACAGTAGCGATATTATATCCTAAATGGTAAGCTACACGACTAAAGTTAAAATCATCAAGTTTATAACCAAACGTCTGTGCAGGGTTTCTAGTTATCTGATTGATGGCTGCGTAGATAACCTCACGCTTAGTAGCGTCGGTTGTCGTTGCATTAAAAGCGACCCCTTGCTGAGCTAAATAACTTTGAATTTGCTCTAGCTCTTGCTGCGTAAGTTGGGCCACGGATCACCAAACATATATTTTTTATTCTACGTAAACTTCTCCCGTAGCAAAAACTTCGTCCCAATCAATCCTTTTTACAGCCTTAAGTTGATCAAGCTTGGCAAAACGCTCACCAGGAAGACCTTGTTTCAGCTCGATAATTTCTTTAGCTGTTTTAATCCCCACACCGGGAAGCGCTTGGGTCAGTCCTTCAGCGGTCAAGTTATTAAGGTTGATCCTGTTGTCTACAGGTACTTGAGGTTTGACGACGACCTTCTCAGGCTTAGGAGTAGAAACTTTTCGACGCGAGCGTCGATTTACGACGGGTTTGTCGTCAGAAATAGATTTTGTATCTACTGGATCTTGAAGTTGATCTTTGTGAGCAAAAAAGACTTTAGCGGATGTATCAGAGCGAACCATAAAATACTCTCCTTCGTCATGGACAGAGAGAACGGTGACTTTGATTCCGCTAGGAGCGTAGATTTTCGTTGACATAGCAATCACTATACGGACAGTAGTTTATAGCAAATTTATGTAGAATGCTATTACTGCGGGTTAATTATGGGTATTCCTTTTGGCCGAATGGCAGGCGAAATCAGAAAATACATCAAAAAAAATCCACTTGCTGCTGCGGGTGATACGTACGCTGGAGTTTCAGAGTTAATAAATCCTTACGAACCAGATCCAGTAAAACGAGGAATTTTATCGGTGGGTGTACCGGTTCTAGGAACGGCGACCAGTGTGGCGACAAAGGGGTTTGATCTTATTCCTCAATTTATGGAGCTTGCTGGAACAGTGGGACAAGAAGCTGGCTACCCAGAAACACAAGAAACACGAAACATATACGGTTGTGCCCCTCTTTTAAACACTGATAATTATGCAAGATTGCTGCTAGGAGCTAGTAATAGTCCTGCTATTAAACAAAAACTTGGCAGAGCAAGAGAGTTTTGCGGCGAAGCAATAAAAGACGCAGCAAGGCGACCACGTGCGGGTGGTCTGGTTATGCCTGTGCGCTAATCTTCAAAGCCAAAAACTCCAGCATCCCACTGGGGTTTCATTCGTTTTTCGGCAACTTTTTCAAGGTTACCTAGATACATCTCTCGCTTAGCCCAAGTATCACCACCCTCAACTCCTTTCTTAGGGTTGATACATTTTGGTGAATTAGCTGTGTTACAAACCAGACCGGCTAAATCTTCTTCTTTTGCTTTAACACCCGTGGCCCAGTAAAGTTGGCCATCAAGCCATCGCGCCCCGCATTTAGGGCACTCATCTCGTTTAATAACGAGTTCAGAAAGCTCAGGCATAGCACTAAAACTATGATCAACATAGTTTAGATAGCGAATAAATAAATAAAAGTATCTATTGTTAAATTAAGACAAAAAAAAGACCCCCTTTGCCATAAGGGGGTCGATCCGTGTTCGCACCTAAATCTATCAGGCAGGGCTGGTAGAGGTGTAAACAGAAGACTCAACGAGACCATCGGGCTGAAGAGCCAGATCTTGACGCTCGGGAGCTTCGTCAGGAACGATCCAGCAGACTTCGCAGATCGCGAGAGCCTTGTTATCGCCAGCCAGGCTGTTGGCAGCGGCGCGGGGATCGTAAACGCCGGAACCTTGAGCCAGACCAGAAGCAGCAACACCGCCCAGGTCGGTGGTGGTGAACAGCTTCCACTGGGTCTCGGAAGACAGAGCGGACAGGGAGTTAGAGTCGATGATGTTCACAGAAGCAGAGCTTCCGTTAGCGATCCGGCTGTTAGAGCCGGTCACAGACACACCGAACTGGCCGGACACCACGGTGCCGTCATCGAGAAGACCTTCGCCCACAGCGGGAACAAGGGTCAGCTCGGGAGTGCTGTCAGCGCCAGCAACACCGCTGCTAACAAGGTCGCCACCGTCGATGCGCAGGGAAGCGCGATAGACGTAAGCAGAAGCCGGGACATTGATGCCATCAGTGATATCAGCCCGGACATCCTTGTGGAAGTCAGGAGAAGGGATGATGACATCGCCATTCAGGAAGGGCTGCTCAGCAGAGTTCTGACCAGAGCCGTAAGGACGGGTGTAGTAAGAGAGCTGATTGTTAGTGCCCAGAGCCTGGTAGCTCATGTCCACGTAGCCGACTGCCTGTTGGGCAATCCAACCGGGACGGAACACAACACCGACAGGACCGCCGATAGGCTGGTTGGTCAGGTTGGTGGAAACACCGTTCGCGTTGTTGTACTGAACGGTCTTTTCTTCGTGCCAGTAACGAAGAACGTTGGTGTAGTTGCCAGGATAGATCTTGGCAACGTGGAGCTGGTTAGAGTTAATAGCCATTGTCAGTTACCTCCTCAAGCGTCGAAAGAGTAACCAACGGTCACGAAGTCTGCGTTAAGCAGTTCGAAACCAGCATACAGGCTCCAGATCATCATGATGAAACGTGAGAAGTCATCATTGTTGTTCAGGAGAACCTGAGCGTTGTTGCCGCCGATGCCGACGCCAACAGACTGAGGACCGAAGAAGATACCGATCGCAGCGTTGTAGTCAGCGGTGCTGCCAGCAATCGTTGCGTTCTGTGTCTGAGAAGGCATGTTGGTGGATTCGAAGAATCGCACACCCTCAAAGACAAAGCCAGTCGGCATGATGGGCTCGCCAGCCACGAAGGAAGCCTGGCCAAAGCCCTGACCCATGTACAGCGCAGCGTTGGGCTGCATTGCAGACATGAGTGGGTTGATCTGACCGTTACCGGGGTAACGGGCCACTTCGCGGAAGTCGCTGTTCTGACGCAGGTGCATCAAGAACGTGGGGTCGCTAACGCAACGATAGAAGCCGTCCTGGTAGGTCGGGGTGTTGCGCTTACGGAGGGACTTGACCACGCGGAGGAGGTCGTCCTTGACGTCGAACTTAGCTTGCTCGGCGTTGGTATAGGTCAGGGAACCGGTAGCCAGATCGCCAGGGAAGTAGTAACCACCCTGAGAATCAGAAGCT